CCCGGCGCCTTGAGGCCCAGGGCTGCCTGCGCGCACACACCGTGCAGTGCCTCCTGTCCAACGCCCCGGTCATCGGCCGGCGCAAGCCCACCTTCGACTCCGTCCTGAAGATCGCACATGCCGCAGGATTCGAGCTTTCCCTCACCCCAAAGGAACCCGCCTGATGCCCAGCAAGAGCCCGGCCCAGCGCTGCCTGATGGCGGCCGCCGCACACTCGTCCAAGTTCGCGAAGAAGGTCGGAATCCCCATGAAGGTCGCCAAGAAGTTCAACCGCGCCGACGTCCGCGCCAAGCGCAAGAAGTGATCGCCCTCGTCGCCTACGACGAGAACGGCCGGCGAATCGGCCAGTCCCACCACAATGCCACGATCCCGGACGAAACCGTCGCCCGAATCCGAGAACTCCACGAAGAGCACGGATGGGGCTATCGTCGCATCGCCAAAGCCCTCGGCCTCCGCTGGCAAACGGTCGCGAAGATCGCCCTCTACAAGCGCCGTGTCGCCCTCCCCGCAGCCTGGAAACGCCCCCGTCGTGCGGCGGCCACCGGGTCGCCCGCGGCTTGAGAAGGCGCCGGAACCTGTTGCCTCGGCGGTACTTGAGTGGATTGCCAAGGGGCGAACGCTCCTCTCTTTCTGCGAGCAGGCAGATGCCCCGGACAGGCAGACCATCCTGAACTGGGTAGAGGCCGACCCGGATTTTGCTCGGCACTACAAGGCGGCCCGTGAGCAGGGGCAGGAGGCTGCCCTCGAGCGGTGCGAGGAGATCGCCGACATCGAGCCCGAGACGCCCGTGCAGGCCACCTGGCGCAAGTACCAGATCGAGACGAAGCTGAAGATCCTGCGCATGACCAACCCCGCCAGGTACGGGGACAAGGTCGCCGTGGATCACGGCGGCGGCGTGACCCTGAACGTCATCACCGGCGTCCCGCATGCGGACTGAGACGGTGCGGCTCGGGTACGAGCCACGCGCATGGCAGCGCCGCTGCCACCTCGAGCGCAAGCGGTTCACGGTCCTCGCCCTGCACCGCCGGGCCGGCAAGACCGAACTCGCCATCATGGAGCTCATGGACAAGGCCGTCCGGTTCAAGGACGAACTGGGGTTCTTCGTGTACGTGGCGCCATACTTGAAGCAGGCCAAGGCCATCGCCTGGGCGCGCCTGAAGCAGAAGATCGACCCGTTCCTGCGCACGGCCGCCGTCGACGTCAACGAGGCCGACCTCGCCGTCACGTTCAAGCACAACAAGGCCACGATCCGCCTGTTCGGCGGCGACAACCCGGACGCCCTGCGCGGCGTGCGCCTCGACGGCTGCGTCATCGACGAGGTCGCCCAGATCAAGCCCGAGGTCTGGAACGACATCCTCCAGCCAGCCCTGTCCGACCGCAAGGGCTGGGCCATGTTCATCGGGACACCCGCCGGGATCAACCTGTTCAGCGAGTTGTTCTACAAGGCCGCCAGCCTGCCCGACTGGTATGCGGCGAGGTATACGGTCCACGACACGGACGCGCTGGACGAGGAGGAGGTCGCACGCCTTGAGCGCGACATGCCTGAGCAAGCGTTCGCACGCGAGTACCTCTGCGACTTCAGCGCAGCCGGCGATGACCAGCTCATCAGCCTGTCGGACGCCGAGGCCGCCGCCAGCCGCCAGTACCCGGACGGCGACGTCATCGAGTTCCCGCTCGTCATCGGCGTTGACCCGGCCCGGTTCGGGGATGACCGCTCGGTCATCGTCCTGCGCCAAGGGCTGCGCATGGAGCGGCCGATGGTCTACCACGGCATCGACAACATGGCCCTTGCCTCGGCCGTCGCCAACGTCATCGAGGACCGCGACCCGGACGCCGTGTTCATTGACGCAGGCGCCGGCGCCGGGGTCATCGACCGCCTGCGGCAACTGGGCTACGACGTCACCGAGGTGCCATTCGGCGGCAAGGCGATGTTCCCCAACCTGTTTGTCAACAAGCGCACCGAGATGTGGTGGGCGATCAAGGAGTGGATCGGCCAGGGCGGCGCCATTCCCAACGACACCGTGCTGAAGCAGGAACTGTCCACCCCGCTGTACTGGTACGACAACGTGGGCAAGCGCGTGCTGGAGTCAAAGGACGAGGTGAAGAAGCGGCTCCAGGGCGGCGGCAGCCCGGACATGGCCGACGCGCTCGCGCTGACCTTCGCCTACCCGGTCGCCAAGATGCTGCCACGCGAGGTGCGCGAGAAGCTGTCGCCGAAGCCCACCGACTACGACCCATACGAGAGCGTCTAGTACCCGTAAGCAATGGATGGAGGTCTACAGTCATGCCCGTAAGGCTTGCAACGGCCGACGATCTGGACCGGATCGCGGACATGGGCGCCATGTTCATCGCCCGGACCAAGTACGCATGGTTCGTCAACCCGTCCCACGATGAGCTCCGCAACACCCTCACGCTCCTCCTCGAGCATGGCCGCATCTGGGTGGCGGAGATTGACGGCGTGCTTTGCGGCTTTCTTTCGGCCGTCATGCAGCCCCTGTGGTTCAGCCCCGGCAACCGGGTCGCGCTCGAGACGGTCTGGTGGATGGACCCCGCTCACCGAGGCCGACCTGAAGGCGTGCGGCTCCTGCTCGAGTTCGAGCGGTGGGCGAAGGCACAAGGGGCGCAGGCCGTCTGCATGTCGGACATCGTCCTCGAAGGGGAAAGCGCCGCGGAGCGCATCCTCGCGAGGCTCGGCTACCAAGTGACGGAACGCACGTTCGTGAAAGGACTGTGATGGAAGGACACACGCTTCGCCGCCACCGCGACCTCGCCGCCCGTCATGAGCGGCGGTTCATCATCTCGGCCATCGGCTCGGCCCTCGGCGCCATCGGCGCCGGCCTGGGCGCGGCCGCAGGCGCTGCGGGCATCGGCGCAGGCACCGCAGGCGGCCTCGGTGCCGCCATCGGCTCGGCCCTGCCCGCCATCGGCGCGGCCACGGCAGCCGCCGGCACGGGCTACGCGATCTCCGCTGGCGAGAGCGGCAAGAAGGCCCAGCAGCAGGCCATGACCCAGCAGCGGCAGGCGCAGGAAGCCCAGGCCGCGCAGGCACGCAGCCAGCAGCGCCGCTCGCAGCAGGCGATGGCCGCCGCCACCCGCGAGCAGCCCGCCGTCGATCAGATCATGCAAGGTGCAGGCATGGAGGGCGGCCCGTCCACCACCATGCTCACCGGGCCGATGGGCGTCAACCCACAGCAGCTCCAGCTCGGACGCGCAACCCTCCTCGGCGGCTGATGAGCCAGTACACAAGCGACGCCCAGTCCTACGAGAACGCCCCGACGCGGGACAAGTTGTTCACTCGCTGGGGTCAGCTCAAGTCCGAGCGAGCGTCGTGGTACGCGCACTGGCAGGAACTCACCTCCTACATCCTGCCGCGCAACGGCCGCTACTTCCGCCAGGACCGCGACAAGGGCTACCGACGCCACAACAACATCTACGACAACACCGGGACGCGGGCGCTCCGCACGCTCGGCGCCGGCATGATGTCCGGGGCGACGAGCCCCGCACGCCAGTGGTTCCGGCTCGCCACGCCCGACCCGGAACTGAACTCGTTCGAGCCGGTCAAGCTGTGGCTCGATGACGTCACGAAGCGCATGCAGCGCGTGTTCCAGAAGTCGAACACGTACCGCAGCCTGCACATGATGTACGAGGAACTGGGCACGTTCGGCACCGCCGCGAGCATCGTGCTGCCCGACTACGAGAACGTCATCCACCACTACCCGCTGACCTGCGGCGAGTACTGCATCTCAACCGACGCCAAGGGCCGCGTCTGCACGCTGTACCGCGAGTTCGACATGACGGTCAGCCAAATTGTCAAGGAGTTCGGGCTCGAGAACTGCTCGGTCGGCGTGCAGAACATGTACAAGACCGGGACGCTCGACCAGTGGGTGCCCGTCATCCACGCCATCGAGCCGCGCATGGACCGCGACATCACGAAGCGCGACTCCAAGAACATGCCCTGGGGGTCGTGGTACTTCGAGGTCGGCGGCGAGGACGGCGTGTTCCTGCGCGAGAGCGGGT